CTCAACACTAGGGTCTTCTCGCATTCTCAAAAGCAACTCCTCGTATCTTAGCGTAGTCGGAGCATCTTCGACACTATCAGAATCCATGATTGGTTTCAGATCGGGCCTGGTTGTGGCGAAATACCGCGCCGAATCGAAAGCGTGGTCATCCTTTTTATGCACAACTTCTTGCTTGTTCGTGTCGTACGCCATTTTGTCGGAAGCGTATGACCCCCACCGCAGCTTCTTCAGCTCGCGGATAAAGTTGGCACAGTTACGGGAAATAACCCATTTAGGTCTGTCTGGACCCCAACGGGTGTCGTTGCGTCGACGAAAATACGCTTGCATTTTCTCAATACCGACCATGACATCGTGGGGTATGCCCTCAACGTTCACGTAAAGCCCGTGGAGCGCATATTCTTGGATAATCGATGTCCCGGTCACCCCGTTACGTTGACGCATCGCAGGGTCGCCCATACGCTCCACAGAGTCAGGTTTACGACCCCAACTCAGCTCACGCTGTTTTACAAGCTGTGCATGCTCCGACACAATCATGTTCGATTGGTAATGCTCCGCAAACGTCACAATATCCCCTGTCGGAGACACCGCATGCCACAACCACGCTGTCGGGTTATTCAAACCGTGGTCGACAGAAGCGTAAATTGCCCAATCCTTAGGCACATCGCCTGGACCAAAATCAACTAAATAACGTTCAATGTTTTGACTAAAATCAGGAAACACCAAACCACTACGAGCAACAAAGTCACCCTTTTCACGAATATCACGCTCCTCCTTATTCATACCCAACATGTAAAAATTCATGTCATCCATGTCAGCCTGAATGTACGGGTTCTGCTCAGCCGACAGGGTAAACGTGTCAATCTCCTCGGCCTTACCTTCCTTTGCGGGCTCCCACAGCAAATCGAACGTCCACCCCATACCCTTCGTAGGGGTAGCCGCAATCACCCAAAACCCGTTGTAGTCAATCAGACGCATCATCGACTCGTTGAAAATGTGCTGAGGGGGCTCCTCGTCAAAGAAGATTCCGTGACGAGGAACACCACCCAACTTCATCATGTCCATACCCCAAGTAACAAAATCAATTGTTGATCCATTATCAAACGTCAAAATGTAGTTGGTTGCATCCCAACTCTTAGACCAATCACCATCCTTCAGGTAGGAACGTGGTATCCACCTCTTCATTTTAGGCAAAATAATCTGCTCAATACCCTTAGCAACGTCGACAACGACAAACCTTAGTTGGATAGGCCCAGAACCCCATGAAGCAGGTCGCTTAAGATATGGGTGAGTATCAGTTGCCCACCAGATAGATTCCACGACTTCGGCGTCGGTCTTTCCTCCACGGTTACCTCCAGAAATAAACCGTCCACGTTTGTCAGATTTGTGAAACCTGAGCTGTTCCGGGTAATCCTTTTCCCCATAATTTAGAATGTTGGGTTTGTGGATTGACTGGTCAAGCTCAGCAACGGCAAGCTGTAAAAGCTCTGCCGGTGTTAGTTGTCGGGGCTTTGATGGCATTACGAGGTCGAGTTGTCGACAGCTCCGAGACGAACAAGAATAGCATTGACCGACAAACGCCACGCATCACCGGCCCGCGACCCAGAAATTGTCTCACCCTCAAGGATTAGCGCAGAGTCACCACCATCATGGGTGTGATTACCAGGTGCTGCCTGGGTAGGGTTAGGCCCCAACGTGTGGTGTTGTGCTTCCGCACGCGAATCCACGTCACTGTTCTCGTGAAAATCGTTAACCACCTCGGCGGGTGGTTTAGGGTTTTCGTCACGCCCAAACGTGCCGGGGTTGTCGTCAGATGACAACATCGACATAGTTACCTCCTAAATAGCTCTCATTGTACTCGTAGCCTCGCTTTTACTGCCACGCTGCCACTTGCCACAATCCATACATTTAAACCTGCGGTACTGGGATGTACCCGTAGTTTCCACACCGCGAGACTGCAAATGATTTGACCCGCACGACACGCAAGCCTCAGGTCTACCGTCAATAAGTGCCCGGTTGGGGTGGTTTTTAATCCACGGCAAAAACTTCTCATACATGCCCACCAGCAGGTTCACGTCTTGAATCTGGTACCTCTTCATTTCCTTCCAAGCTTTATCATCCCCAGCCATGCACTTGATCCACAACTCGAACCCGCTGTGCTTCACTTTCTGACCCAACCCCAACTTTTGGGCCACATAATCCAGTTTGTTCGACGGGAACTTAAACCTTTGTTTAGCCACCCGAAACAAATCAATCTCCTTATGCGGAGACGGCGGCAGCATGTCGTTTTCAATAAACTCACGGTACAAATGCTTCACATCAAAGCCCGCACTGTTCCAACCCACAACAGCATCAGCATCATTTAAAAGCTCATGTATAGCTTTAAGCATGTTGGCTTTACCATCATGGTGGACTGAGCTAAAGTGGACTTTACGTTGCCCGTACCAACGGGCACCGAAACAGATAACCTCGGTAGAACTGACCAGTTGATTTATCGAAACGTTCTGATTCCAGAGACCCCACACATACGCCAAGTTAGGTGATGTTTCAAGGTCTAGTAAAAGTATCTTCATAGTTGTCCTAACCGTCTGGACAATCTTAGCGTGAAAAAGGAACTAAATATGGATGATGTTGAATTTGTTGGTGGCGTGGCGTGTCCAGTGGACCCGTTTGAAGCGTTAATGTGTGACAGCTGTCAATGAAAAAAGGCCCCCGAGGGGGCCTTTTTTACTTACCGTCAGGGTCGACGTTGGGGACAGCCCAAGTAGAAAAAGCCGTCAACGTGGCGATCAGGAAAGTTACCCAAGCCTGTGCTTCGACAGGGATAACCTCGATACCAAGTTCTGCACCCATTGCGCTGAATGCTGTCAGAACACTTCCGACACCCGCAACAATAGCTTTGGCATACTTTTGGGTCTGTTTAAGACTTGTAACAAGTTCGTTCATTAGAATCTCCCATCATTAATGTACTTCTGAAGTCCTGCAACGGTTAGTTTACCAGCGATCCCATCAATTTTGCCTGCATAGTAGCCTTCTCTGCGGAGGACTGTCTGCATGGCTTTCCACGTGTTTTTGCCCATGATGCCGCCAACAACCAGTTTGGTGGGGCCTTGCTCAGCAAAGTAGGGCTGAGGATCGGTGTCGGTTCCCCATTTGCGACTGGTCCTTACCTCGAAGTGAAGATGGGGTCCTGTGCTAGCGCCGGTTGAGCCCGACAGGTATATTTTTTCTCCGGCTTTTACCCGGTCACCTTTGTTGTGGTGGGTGCGGTGTGCCCCGTGGTAGTACACGGTGAATAGGTCGCGTTCGTGTTCGATGATGACGACGTGCCCACCGCCTGTGGGTGACCATCCGATGTGGACGATTTCTCCGTCTCCGGCTGCGAGTACGTCGAAGGTTCCACCAAAGTCTGTGCCTCTGTGCATGGCTCTGCGTTTGGTGATGGGGTGGATGCGCCAACCGTAGGGTGATGTTACGGGGCGTCCTGGTGCTGGGTTATTCAGTCTCATTTTCTATTGCCGTCCATTCTTGTAGTTCTTCGTTCCAGGTGTAGGCGTTGCCGTCTTCAGGGTATGGGACAGGTGCTTCCCATAGGCAGGTTTCTTCGTTCAGCAGCCAGGATTCAAATGGCTTCGGCGGGATAAAAGCGTCGCGCTCGGGATCGTATGAAAATCCGATTCCTGCGTAATTCTTCCGTAGCGCTTTCCTTTGGTCCTCACTGGGCGCACCATTGGTGTAGTGGACACCGCCAAAAGTGTTGTAAGAAGTCTGGAGTGATTGCCCTTTGCCCTTAGCGGAAAAGTATGCCTCCCACGATTCCACACCCTCCGGCTCAGTGCCTTCATCAGGTCCGACAATCACAGAAGTTACCGTGTTCGTTTCGTCAATGTATGCGTAGTGTGCCATTTTATGAACCAATCGTAATATCGTCATCGCCACCGGTGACAGTGTAGACCGTATTCCCACCAACTGTGGTTGTGCTAAAAGTGTGGCTTGCCCCAAACGTGACACTAACAAGAGAATCTATAGAGAAGATGACAACACCGGAACCGCCTGACCCGCCAGTATGAGCGCCAACAGCGCCTCCTCCTCCACCGCCGGTGTTAGGTTGCCCTGATTCTGGCGTGGTGACAACATCGTAACCACCGCGACCTCCCCCGCCATCTCCACCTTGGGGAAGCGTTGCGCCATTAAAGGCACCGCCTCCACCGCCTGCACGAAAAACTGAAGAACCCGTAATCGAGGAAGCAACACCGTCACCACCGAAAGAAACAGCATCTGTGTTGCCTACCTCTCCAGCGCCTCCTCCGCCGCCAGAATTAGACGTCGTTCCATTACCGTTTCCTCCGGCGAAACCCTCACCCGTTGTCCCAGCACCCCCAGTCCCGTCACCAAGTCGGCAACCCCCACCACCGGAACCGCCCGTATTGCCATTCTTGTTCTGGTCCGAACCTCCTCCTCCACCGCCCACAGTAGACACAGAAGAAAAAACACTTGCAACACCGTTTCCACCCTTGACGGACTGACTCGAAGAACCTGCGCCTCCACCACCGATTGTGACCGTATAAGTACCAGCCGCCAAACTCAACGGCGTTTCAGCAGAAGCCCCACCACCAGAGGACTCACCCGTAACCGATGACCGGTATCCCCCAGCACCTCCACCACCGCCACGGTCAAACCCTCCGCCAGCACCCCCAGCGACCACAACATAAGAAACAGACACAGGGAAAGACGCTATGAATTTCATCGTGTTGGACTTGTTAAAGTCCCTAATAGAACTCTGTGACATACGAGTAACAGCCATTAGTCGTTACCCCCTTTACTAGGAAATCTCGGTACCAAAAACGTTAACCGACATATCCGCACTCGAACAGTACGCAGTCAACACGTCAGCAGCATCCATCGTAATACCCAAAGTCAACGTGGTTGAATCGTTCGCTGCAATCGGAACATCATACGCACAGTACATGGCGTCAGTCTGCGCTGCACCATTAGGGCGAACCGACAAACGGAACGAACCAGCAGCAGCTGCACGGTTAGCAATAATGATTGTGCTGATCACGGTCTCAATACCAGAACCAACCGTGTAAACATCTGTTGCAGTCGTAGCAGCTGGTGCTGACTGTGCAAGGACTTTGTAAGCCATCTTTCTAAGCTCCCATCAAAAGGAATGTGTCTGCAAGGCCGCCCCCGCCTGCGCCCCCGAGGGACTGCCAGGTGCTTCCATCATACACATAACTTGCCGAAGTGTCTGTTTCAAAAATTACTTGACCAGTGAACGGTGATGCTGGTCGGGTACCGGATGTGACAACGGATGCACCAACGGCAGCATCAATGTCGTCCATGTTGCTGTTAATGTCAGCAATGTCAACGTTGTCTGCGTAGTCCGGTTTGGTCAGACTCAGACGGGTAGTGGTGGTTGCCATGTATTACTCCAAGGTTTTCTGCTGGTTCATACTCGTCAGAGTACCAGCATACATTGAAACATCTGAAAGGATTGCTTCTCGTGTCTTCACGTCCTTGACATGTTTAATTATAGCCTCAACCACTTTGAGCACAATAGTGCGAGCATCTTCGAGATGTTGTTGTTGTGGGTTCCACTCACCTGTCATGGCGAATACGAGTTCGATGGCTCGTTGGTCACCGGCTTCCGCGTTACCGATTAACCTTTGTCGGATCGCAGGCAACGCTTCTTCGTAGTTGGCTTTGGTGTGTTGGTTATATAACTCTCTATATAAAGGTTGTTTGAGCCAGGCTTGGAACCTGGGCATGGGTACGCCCAGGTCTTTGAGTTTGGATGCGAGGCCTCTGCGATCAAACGGGTCGGCAAGTTTGAGCAGCACGGTTTGTTGTTCCATGCTGAGTCCGTCTTTGGCGTCCCACTGTATTCCGCGGTGGTGAAGAGCCTCTCTGAATTCTAGCGTACCCAGGATGCCGCTGATGATTTTTTTCGACAGTTTCGGCCACAACTTGTGGATGTCGTCGACAGATGGAATATGACCGTTGCGAAGATAGGCGGTGTGGAATGCTGCAAGCGTTCCTCGGAAAGCTGTGTCGGTGAACCCTTCGGGTGTGGCAATGTTTTTGGTTGATCCGTCGGGGAGGTGTACGGCGACACCGCCCTCGAATTGTTCAAATTCATCCATGCAGCTAGTGTACACCCCGCCAATCCTTGCGGATGGCGGGGAGCTGTGCTATTACCACTAGCTTACCAACATTTAAGCCGATAAGTGTGGGTAAGGAAAATTCCTTACTTTACTTAGTCGCCTTTGCCTTCCCACTTGTCACAGTAAAACCCGCCATCAGCCCAATCCTCCCACGCAGTACACCACGCCTGCGTACCGTCCGGTGACACCTTGGATTCGTCAAAAAACTTGCAGTTACCGCACGCCCGACCCTCAGGAACATCATCCGCCAAAGCGGGTCGGTAAGCTTCCGGCAAACCCTTCTCGCCGCCAACCTCGATCCCCTGCCCAGCCGACAACGCCACCATCTCATCCTCGGCTTCACGCTTGGACTTGTAGTCGTCGTCGATAATGTTCCAGTCGTCGTCCGTGACTTTCCAACCCTCACGGGATTTGCTGTAATAAAACGCCATTATCGCTCCTTATGACAGCTACACGTGCAATAGTCACACCTGTCGTGTGCACCCACGTTGCAACTCATGCGTCATCCTTAGGTCGGTTAGTTTGGTTGTCGTTACGGTAAAACCCGTCACCTTTAAAGCGTACACCCGACAATTGAAAAACTTTAGACAATTCTCCACCACACTCACACAAATCCGTAACCTGCTGATCAAAACCTAAGTGCCGATCCTGTTCGGACCGGCACTCACGGCACCTGAAGGTGTAAATGGGCATTACTTCAGAAGCCCACTCATCTCACGGTAGTAAACGTCCCACCCAAACTCACGCTTACTAGCGTACTCCTGGGCTAGTTTCAATATCTTCTTTTTCTTGTACCCTCCACCCAACATTAGCGCACCCTTTCCTTGTTATACTCATGCACCAGTTTCAGCAACGTCACAACCGACGCCACAACCACAAAACTCGTATACAACGCAGCCAACCACATCACAACGCCCGCCCCTCCAACCACGCAAACTGTGCATCAGCCAACGCCACAGCATGCGGATACTTCACATCCTCAAACGCAGACCACAACGCATCCGGCACCGTAGAAGTCTCACCCCGAATATAACGAGTCATCGTAATCGAAGGCACCTTCATCAACTTACAAAACCCCTGCAACGACCCAGCAGTATCCGCTACAAACCTGGCGACAGGCGACACATCCTCATCGCTA